GTAACTGCTTCTATTACACAAACTTCAGATAACTTAGATGATTTATTTGATTCAAGAACTGGAGATTTTGATGACGCACCTTCTAACTTTGATGGAGATACTCCTGCTAATTGTAATGCACATTTAGAGATTGCTTTATCTAATGACAATATAACTTATACATCATTTAGAAACTTTGTCGTTGGAGATTACACAGCTAGATATTACAAATTTAGATTATCACTTCGTTCATTTGATTTAAGTTCTACTCCAGTTATTACAGCTTTATCAGTAAGTATTGATATGCCAGATAGAATATTTAGTGGAAATGATATTAGTTCTGGTACTGGTACTTACACAGTAACATTTACAAATCCATTTTATTCTGCTAACTATGCTGTTGGTATTACTGCACAAGGATTAGCGACTGGCGATTACTATTTATTAACAAATAAAACAATAAATGGTTTTAATGTAGCTTTCAAAAATAGTAGTGGAACTGGTGTAAGTAAAACCTTTGACTATTTAGCTAAAGGATATTAGATAGAAGTATGAGCCAACATTCAGATTATAACATAGCAAATCAGGGATTCCCTGCATTTAGAACAGATTTAAATAACGTACTATCAGCAATCAATACATTAAACTCAGGAACATCTAGACCAGCTTCTGCTGTTGCAAATTCTCTTTGGTTAGACACAACAACTGCTACTGCACCTATTCTAAAATATTATGATGGAACTGATGACATATCTATTCTACAAATTGACCACACAAACAATACAGTTAATTTATTTGATTCATCAACTTCATACGAAACAACTGCTACTTCTGCTGGAACAAAAACATTAACAGTAACAAGTGGCTACAAACAATTTTTTACTGGTACAACCACACATACAGTTGTTATGCCAGTTACAAGCACATTAACTCTTGGACAAAGTTTTGAAATACACAATAACTCAACTGGTTCACTTACTATAAATTCTTCTGGCTCTAATTTAATTGGTACTTTAGTTGCTGGTTCAACTGCTATACTAACTTGTATTTTAACTTCTGGCACAACAGCTTCTTCTTGGGATTATTATGTACCTGCACCATCTCTTTCATATTCTAGTGGAACATTTACTGGTAATGGTTCTTCAACAACAATAACAATTAGTTCAGGTAGAGCAGTTAATGATGTATTAGTATTTGTAAATGGTATCTGCTTAGTTCCAACAGATGATTATACAATTTCTGGCACAACCCTTACATTCGCAACAGCACCAGTCAATGGTGGTGAAATCACAGTAAGATATTTACCAATTTAATATCATGGGTGCTATAACTAGAGGTGTAGCCAATGGAATAACAACAAGTGGAGTTGTTTTAAAATCTATTATTAATAATGATAGTATGGATAATGTTACAGCATTTCCTTCAGGAATACCTGCTGACAGCATTACATTTATATCTTCTCAAACTGCATCAAATAGTGCTTCATTAAGTTTTACTTCAGGATTAACTTCAACTTATAAAGCATATAAGTTTGTGTTCGGAAATATTCATGCAAGAACTGACAATGTTCCTCTTGAATTTAATTTTAGTACAAATGGTGGTTCTACTTATGCAGTAACTAAAACAAGCACATTTTTTAGATCATATCATGCAGAAGATGATTCTGCCACTTCTTTGGGTTATCAAGGTGCGTTTGATTTAGCACAATCTACATCATATCAAGCAATAACCAATGGTTTAGGAAATGGTGCTGATGAAAGTGGTGCAGGAACATTAATAATTTTTAATCCTAGTTCAACTACTTACGTTAAACATTACATAGGAAGATCAATTATTAATGAACAATCTGATTTATGTATGGAAGGTTATTCAGCAGGATATGCTAATACCACAAGTGCTATCAATGCTATTCAGTTTAGAATGTCATCAGGGAATATGGACGGTACAATTTATATGTATGGAATAAAATAATGGGTAGCATAACAAGAAGTTTCGCAAACAATATAGGTTCATCTGGCATACTTACAGCTAGTGCTGTTACCAATGCCACAGTAGAAGATGTTACATCTTTTGATAATGCCACAAGTCCAGCTACCTTAGTATTATTATCAACACAAACTGCTAGTGCATCAGCTAATATTTCATTTACGACTGGGATAGATAGCACTTATGATGAGTATATATTTAAGTTTATTAATATACACCCTGCAAACAATGATTTTAGTTTTCAATTTAATTTATCTACTGATGGTGGTTCTAATTATAATGTTACAAAAACTACTACATCATTTAGAGCATATCATAATGAAGCTGGTACTGACACATTTTTAGGTTATGATGGTGGTACCCATCTTCAACTACTTACGTAAAACATTTTATAGTAACATCAAATAAAACATCTAATACATATAATTCAAATGATTATATAGCAGGATATGCTAATACAACCTCAGCAATAAATGCAGTAAGATTTCAAATGGGTTCAGGAAACATAGATGATGGTATTATTAAACTATATGGGGTTAAGAAAAGCTAATGGGTACAATCACAAGATCATTTGCAAATAACATTGGCACATCAGGAATATTAAAAGCTGGTGCTTTCAACAATGCTTCATTGAATAATGTTACTGCTTTAAATGCTTCAGTAGCAACTGGTAATATGGTGCTTATTAGTTCTCAAACAGCTAGTAACTCAGCTTCTATATCCTTTACTACTGGTATTACTTCTACTTATAAAGAGTATCAGTTTTATTTTATTAACTGCCGACCAGCTACTGATAATGTTAATTTTTCTTTTAATTTAAGTACAGATGGTGGAAGTAATTATAATGTAACCAAGACAACAACTTATATAGTAACATTCGCTAATGAAGCTAACAATGATACTGTACTTGCTTATGATACAGCAAAAGACTCAGCACAAGATACTGGCTTTGCAAACTTTGTAACAAATCAAGGTAATGGTGCAGATGAATGTTTTTCTGGTTTAATGCAACTTTTTAATCCTGCATCTACTACCTATGTTAAACACTTTATAACAAATACAAATGGTTATTTATCAAGTGATTATTCAGTAGAAAATTTTATAGCAGGTTATGGAAATACTACTTCAGCTATAAATGCAATACAATTTAAATATGCTTCTGGTAATATAGCTGATGGCACAATCCTAATGTATGGGATTAAATAATGAGATTGACTAAAACAAACAACAAACTATAAAGGAAATATTATGGCAGTATATAAATTAGTAGATGGTGTAGAAATTGAATTAACACCTGAAGAAATAGCACAAAGAAAAGCTGAAGAAGATGCTTGGAAAGCTGGTGCTTTTGATAGAGCAATCGCTGGATTAAGACAAAAAAGAAATGCTTTAATAGCTTCTTGTGATTGGACAGTATTACCTGATAGTCCAGTAGCTAATAAAACTGCTTGGTTAGAATACCGACAAGATTTAAGAGACATTACAGAAGGTGTAGATACAGTTGCTAAAGTAAATGCAGTTGTGTTTCCTACAAAACCATAATGTTATATTTTCTAGTTTTTATTCTAGGTTTATATTGCGAATGGAAGTTTGAAATCGCAAAACATATTATTGAATCAGTTAAAGAACATTTAAACATAAAGTAGTCTTGAATTTTGTTGCAACGCAACACATATATCCTTCATGATATATACGACTGACGAATATAACTTTTACTCAAAGGAGAACTCAATGCTTGATTATAAATCATTCAAAGAATATTGGTCAAAGTTTTACGCAGATGCTTTTGAAGATGTTAAAACATTTTGGAAAGACTATGCTAAGACTGTTGAACAATTTTATTCAAAGAAATAACTTTATTTTGACAAAGTAATTTGATATTAATGCACAAAAATTTAATGTGCATTTACAGATTAGCTAATGGGGAGTGTCTCTTGCTAAAGTCTTGCAAATGCGAAAAAGATAATGGCAAGAACACAATCAGAAGAATTAATCAGTCTAAGGGGTCATATTACAGGTATTCGTAGAGAAATAAAAATATTAGGCACAACAGTATATAAATTAGAAAAAAGATTAGAGAAATTATTTTGGTCTATATTTATTGCATTA